CGCCGAGCCGGCCAGTGCCTACCCGCTGGGTTGTTTCGCCCACTTCATTGGCGCGCCCCATGTAGCGGATCTTGTCGCTGTTGCGCAGGATGTTGCTGGCCTGCGCCCCCATCACATTGCCATCGATCGACGCACCCCCGCGCTCCATCGTCTTGAGCACGGTCCATTGCTCGCGGGTGCGGTCGTACAGACGTGCCAGATCCTCGCCTGCCTTGAAGTCCCCGCCCGCCGTCCGAATCGCGCTTTTGGTGATCGCTTCGTCGAACACATCGATCACCTTGCCGTAGATGTTGCCGAGTGTCGGGTCGTGGCGCCGGTACGCCGCCGCCATCTCGCCGGCCAACTCCGAGCGCTCGCGCATCAGCGCCGGTCCCGTCACCTGGTCGACCACACCACCGGCCGCCGCCGTGCGCGCCTTCTCGCCCGCACCGAACCGATTCAGGATGTGATTGATCTGCGTTTTCGGCAGCACCGCCACCGACTCGTCTGCGGCCAGCTCCGTCAGCGCCTTCTTGATCGGCGCCGCATCGACCACGCCGATGCGTTTGCCGATCTCATCGAAACTCTGCCCGATCTGCGCTTCTGCTCGGGCCAGCACGCCGGACCCAACATGGTTGGCGTTCACGCCCATTGCACGCGCCGCCAAGGTGTTCAACTGCTCGGTGTTATGCCGGTCGATCTCGCTGAATACTCGCCCCATCATCGGGTTCGAGCTCAGGCTGTCCTCGAACTGGCGCATGGTCGGGTCGCCAAGCTGCTGCCCGGGCGTGACCCTCATCCCGGCACGCTGTGCACCCTCCACGATGCGCTGTTCCTCGTCGTGCAGCTTGCTGGCCACCTCGCCACCCCGGGCCGCAATGCCGGCCTTCGCACCCGACCAGATGCGCTGCGACAGGTTGCTCGCGCCCATGCCGCCCGCACTCCACAGCGCGCCCTCGATGGCATCCTGCAGAAAATTGCCGCTGGTCGATTGAATCGCGCTCATCGCGGCATTGCTGCCCATCGCGCCCAGCGCCGTGCGTGCGACTGAGGCGCCCGCTGCCGGCGCTCCGCCAATCGGCAGCGTGGCCAGCGCCGGCAGCATGCCACCCACAAACGCCGCCTTCGGCGCCTCCTGGTGCAGCATGTCGCGCATCACATCGGCTTCGGCCCGCTCCTGCTCGATGCCTGCGCGTGCGCCCTCGTCGCCACGCAACATCGCGTACACATCACGCGCGTTGCGCCCGACCGTGGTCAGCACATCGCCGGCCGATATCAGCGCCGCATTGATCGCTCCGGTGGTCAGCTTGGGCGCCTCCGGTGCCTCCTCACGCTTGCGCACCGGCACCCAGCGATTGCCTTGCAGCTCGAACTGCTCGCCGGTCTCGGAGTTGACTGCAATGGGCATGGCTCACCTCTGCACTACGGCACCCTTGGGCGGTGGTGGCAGCAGCCACGGATTAGCCTCGCGGTAATCCTTCAGCTTGCCCTGAAACTGGCCCAGCAGCGTTTCGTAGGCGGCCTGCGTGCTCTTGTTCGCGCGCCAGCTCGATGTCACCGCGGTCGGGTCGGGCAACACATCCTCAATGTTTTTCATCTCGCCGGCCTGCAGCACGCCGAGATTCCGCAGTACTGCGATATCGGCGACGATCTGCGAACGCATGGTCGACAGCTGCGACGATTTCTCGCCGGTCAGTTCGGTCCCGGTGCCGCCCCGGCGCACCACCTTGCCGAGCACCGTCTGCTCCTTGCCCGCGAACAGATCGAGGAACTGCTGGATGTTCTGCCCCGCCGACACCAGCGAGCGCTCGCCCTGCACAGCATCCTTGTACGGGGCCGTGCCCGGTATCGGTGCCGCCACCGGCCCGCTGGCGCTGTCGGTCAGCATGTAGCCCTTGGGCAGTTGTTCGAGAATCCCACCCTTCTCGCCAGCCTGCGTCACGCGCTGCCGCTCCAGCCCGAGCCTCGCATAGTCGATGCCCAGGCGCGCGGCATCGGCCTGCGCCTGTCGCTTGCGCTGCTCCTCCATCGCGGCGAACTGGCGTTCCCACTGCTGTTGCTGCGTCACATGCTGCGCGGCCATCTCATCGGCTTGCTGCTTCGACAAACCGAACTGCTGACTGAACTGGTCCGACAGACGCGCTTCGGTCTGCTGGTACTGCTCACTTTGCCGCTGCTGGCTTTCTCCCCACTGCTTGGACTGCACGGCACGCCCGAGCATCGGCTCAAACGCACTCAGCGCCCGCGCGCCACCGGGCAGCGTCAGCATGCCGCGAGCGAATTCCATCTGCCGCATCAGATCGGCCGGATCGGCCAGCAGCCCGGTGCCAGGCTCCGGGCCCATCGGCCCCGGGCCCGCTGGCTGGCCGAGTAGCGGGCTCATCTGGTCGGCGAGCTGCGCCTGCCGGCGATCGTTGAACCACTGCTGCCCGTAGGCGCCGGCCCCGAGCCCGAGCAATCCGAGTGCAAGCAGCGGAAGCATGGCCTACCCCTTAACTGCTGCTCTTTGACAAGATGCCCATGTTGGCACTGCTGCCCCTGCCCCCGCTGCCTCCTTGGGCAACGCTGCTGGCCCAGTTCTGGGCATCGCCCCAACCACTGCTTTGCGAACTGCCCAGCACCGTGGGCCCGCCGATCAGCGACGCGGCCACGCTGAGCGGGGCGTATTGACTCTGCTGCATCATCGGGGTCATACCGATCGCCTGCAGTACCCGCGATTGATCCGAGCTGTACTGCTGCGCCCGCTGCTGCGCCGACGTCTGCGCCACCGCCTGGCCAAACAGCCCCGCCGCCTCGCCGGTGGCCAGCCGGTCGCGGCTGCTGCCGAGTTGCCCGACACCCGCGCTGCGCGCATCGAGCTCGGGCAGCACCTGGCGTCTGAAACTCTCGGTGGCCTGGTCGATGCTGGCCTGCACCGCCTGGTCGAAATAGGGATTGGCCCCGGGTGTCAACTGCCCCTGCCAGGCGCCCATGCCGGCCTGGCCCACCCCGGCGCCGGCCTGGCCATAGGGGCTGTAGCCACCCATCAAGGCCTGCGCCTGGCCGTACAGATCCGACAGCGCACCACCCTGCGCGCCCCACACATTCTGGCCGCTGGTCGCTTGCTGCCCGCTCTGGCTAGTGCCACCACTCTCGGCGACCGTCTGGTTCCAAGCTGAAGACTTCTGCTTCGATCCGCCCACGCTACCCATGCTCAGCTCCTTGTTCCAGATCGAGCACCATCACCACCGCGCGCAGCCGGCATCCATACGGCTGCAGCAGCGCACGCCAGCCGGGTCGGCCGAGCACCACGATCTCACGCGCCCCGATCTCACGCGCCAGCAGCTTGCAGGTAGTCACCATCAGCGACAACCACTCTTCCACCCGCTCGCCGCTGCAGCAGATCAACGCGAGATACGGCCGCCCCGTCGGGTCATGTGATGCCCCCACCACCGCGCAGCCGGCGAGCTCATCACCGACAGCAGTCACCAGCAGCTGATAGGTGCCATCCTTGCAACCCTGGTACACCTCGTCGAGGCTGAGCTCATGCTGCACCGAGCGCTCCAGCGCATCGGCCACCCACTGTCCCACCCGCCTAGACCAAAACCAGTCGAGCACCTGCGGCTCCACGGCGCAGATCTTGGGTTCGAGCATCACACTGTCTGCACTCGCTTCCATACCCCGCCTTCATAGAAGTACAAGCCGCTCGGCTTGCCGGTGCCCATCACTTCGGCTGCTGCCCAGACGAACATGCCGTCGCCTGGCTTGGAAACGGCCGGGTCAGGGGGTTGGCTGGCTTCGGCACGCGAGAACATCATTCGTTCGATACGTGGTTGCGCCTGCAACGCGACCAGTCGTGTCAACTGGTTCAGCATCCACATCTTCGTCTCTTCGAGCCCTCCTTCGGGTGGCGAGTCGACCTTGAATTGCAGCGTTGCGGCAGTCCGGGCGAGTGTCATGCGTAGCCCCGCTGCGAAAACTCGATGCCGAACCCGCTCACGCTCCACGCCGACAGGTTGCGGCCCTCGATGTGCACGGCCGCGTAGCGCCCCTGCACGTTGCAATCGATGCGCCGGCTTTTGCCGATCACATAATCCTGTGCCGGCCCCCAAGTCACCAGATCGCTGGGCGCCATCTGGCCGCCGACGCGAATCGTGACGATGTCGCCATCGGCGCCCTGCAGCTTCGGATACAGCGCGTGGATCAGCTTGATCCGGGGTTCCTCGCCGATCAGGATCGCCGTGCGCTCACACACTGCCGTGATGGTGTCGCCATTGGCCCGCGTATCGCTCAGCTCGATGTTGAACACTTCGACCCGGGTCGGGCTCATGCCGGCCGGGTTCGGCTTGTATCCGCCGAAGGGTGGCGAGTCCCAGGGTTTGTCATCGGTGTCCCAGGTGCCGACATCGTTATCCCAGGTATCGGGTGGCGCGTATTGGGGCACGATGCCGGTGGCCGTGTACGTCACATCGGGCAGTTCGCGCACGGACCACTTGTCGCGCGTGGTGTCCCACACATAGGCCATGTTGCAGACATCCTCGCGCCCGAGCGCCAACGCGAAGACGACTTCGTTTCGGCTTTGCACCACGTAGGCGTGACAGCGCTTGAGCCCGTCCTCGGAGATCTGCGCGAAGATCGAGCGCTTCACGCGGCCCTCGCCGATCGAGCGCACGCCGGTGCCGTCGGTGATGATGAAGTCACCCGGGGTCATAACCACGTGGCTGTTGCCGACCCGGGCCACCGCGTTGCAGCTCGCCGCACCGATCTCGCCAGAGATCTTGCTGGCGGTATAGATGAATGGCCGCCCGGTGTAGGTCACGGCATAACAGCCCTGAGTCCGATACACCAGCAGGTTCTGCATCAGCGGGTGCATACACATCACCTGGCCGGCGCCCAGTCCGAGGTACAAGTCGCCGGCCTGGTTCTCAAGCGTGGCTATCCAAGTGGTCGGGATTGCGCCCAATGTGGCCGCATCGCTCCACGCGAGCTGCTCGTTATCGATGTCGGCCGAGATGATCGAGCCCGCGAACAAATGCTGGTTGAACGGCGCGATCGTGAAAGTCTGTTTGGCCGGAAACCATCCCGGCAGCGGCTTGACCGTCGAGCCATCGAAATACCACGGCGCCATGCCAGCGGCATTGAACACCGGGTAGCCATTGAGCAGCCCGCCGGTCATCTGGCCACCAGTGAAGGCATTCCACCCCGTGGCCGGTGTCACATCGAGCCACTGCGCCCCGTCGCTGATGCATACCCCCTCGTCGCCGGCCACCAGCATCAGCGCGGTATAGCCGTCGTTGAACAGAATGCCCCACTTGGGCGCGATCGGCACCTGCGGGTCATAGGCGCTTTCGCCATCGGCGCGGGTCATGCCGCTGCCGGTGGTGCGCATGTTCTGCACATTGGTGTAGACGTCTGCCGCCAGCGCCACCGGCATGCTGTCGAGATTCACGCCCATGGGCGAGAACTCCTGCACCTTGGTGGCCCGGGTCATGGCCTGGCCTCCAGCACCGCCACGCGTGCCGCCAGCTCTTGCACCGCCCGCACTAGCCAAGGCACCACGAAGGACAAGTCCGTGCCTTGCGGCTTGATACTGCCATCCGCATTCACGGCATCCTTTTCACCGACAACAGCCTCCGGAATAACACCCTGCAACTCATGCGCGATAAATCCCACCGCTGCACTGTTGTCCGCATTCCACCTGAATCTTCTTGGCCGCAAGGCCATCACGGCATCTAGCCCACCCTCCAAGTCGGTCACATCACGCTTGAGCCGATAGTCACTGTTCGTTTGATAGGTGGTGCTCGTGGCCGTGCAAAAAATTAGCCCGCATTGAGCCTTCGCAGCGTTGTAAAAAACACAGGGATAACTGCTGTCAGTTGCAGGGTAGAAGATCAATCCATGCGTCCCACCCGACGCGCTGTAGTTTTTGATCTCCCCACCAAATTCCGTGAGATATGCCCCATTGGTCAGCAGATCGCGCACCTTGTTTGTCGCACCGTCGATGTATAGCCCCGCTTGCCATCCGCTGAGGTTGTCTTTCGTGAATCCGAAGGATGCAAAGCGATTCGGGACATCATTCTGTATGTACAGGCTCCTATAGTTCGCCGCTGCATCAGTGTTTTGCAGCAGCAGCCGCGCTACAGTCGCCGCTTTTACATCGATCGTTAGTCCACCGGTCAGTATCCCGCCCGTCAGCGGCAAGAAGGGACCAGCAGCAGCGCCGAAGTTCACTGCCCCATTCAAGTCCGGAAAAGAATTGCGCAGCACATTCTTGATGCCCCGGATGTGGTCATCCCCCTCGCGCCGGTCGTCAGCACTCAATGGATTGGCCGGCACCAACGCGCTGATGAATTTGTTGCTGCCCGTGAGATCTTCCAGCGCCATCACTCACCTCCGCGATGTCATCTTCAGCGAGCCACCCTCGCGGTTCGCGCGGGTCTCGAGCAGCGCCTGGTCGCCCAGGCTCTTGGCGTAGCCTTCGGCCACCAGCGCACTTTCAAAGTCCTGGCAGAAACGATGCTGCTCGGCGATCGCCTGCCAGATCCACACATCCGGGAAGGCCTCCGACAACCAGTTGCTGCCACCCACCGCGATCAGCTCGGCCTGGCGGTAATACAGCAGCGACGCTGCGCTGATGACCTTGTCCATATGCACCTGTGTGCCCGTCACCGTGAAGTTGCCGCCCGTATCGCCCCGGGCGGTCAGCCGCGCGAACTCGCGCGGCGAGACGTAGAACAGATCACCCTGCGCCGGTGTACTCACGGTGTCGGCTTGTCCGAAGTCGATCGGCAGATCCGCCACGCCATTGCTGAGCACCAGATCCACCAGCACGCTGGCCCGCTCCGGGAAAAACCACCGGTTGAGCTTGGCGCGCGCGAGCTCCATCGCCGTCGCTTCGTTCTGCACCGTCTCCGGATCGGTGCGATGCATGTAGGCATCGACCGCCGCGCGAATCTCGTCGTAGATCATGGTGCGGCCTCATCTGGTCCCTGCTGCTCCGGTGCCGCTGGTGGTGGTGGTGGTGGCGGTGGTGGTGGTGGTGGTGGCGCCGGTTTGATTGGCCTGTTTTTGCCGATCCCGCCCGCGATGAATACGCGGTTGCCGGCATTCGGCGTGATGCGTTGCACGGACTGCCGCGGCCTGAACAGCGAGCTCATATGCGGTCCCTCATTCGATAGGGCTCGCTTTCCGCGCTTTGCATGAAGCGCGTCCACGCGACGCTGCGAATCTGCGCATCCTTGGCCGCCAGATCGGGATAGGTGCGGCGCAGCCGCACCCAGTCCTCCAACGGCACCGACAGCGCCCAGCGCCCGAGCCCTGGCCGATCCTTCACCGGGTGTTCGATACGCGTGGCCTTGACGCTTTCAAGCACCGCCGCGCGGTTCGTTTGCTCCAGCACGTAGGTCAACGTGTGGTCACGAATAAAACAGCCTTGTTTGAACATAGGCACCCCGGAACATACGCAGCACCGCAGAAAAGACAAAGCCGCGCCCAGTCGGTGAACTGAGCGCGGCCTGTCTCGTTACAGCAGGCGGTAGACGGCCCCAGCGGGGCGGCCCATCGCGGTCGCGGAAGCCACTGGCAAAATTAGTACCTCCTAATACTCCTGTCAAAAAACATTTCCGCCTTCGTCCGGTGGTGGTCCACCCCTCAAGGCCTGCGCCTGGCCGTACAGATCCGACAGCGCACCACCCGGCGCGCCTGCCTGTTCCAGCGGCTCGCTCATCTCACGCGGCAGATCCCACGTGCCAGGCGCCCGCTCGTATCTCGGCAGATCGGCCGGCAGCCGCTGCTCCGGTGGCTTCGGTGGTGGCACCTCGGCGCGGAACACCTCATCATCGGCCGGCGATTCTGCCAGCGCGATCGGCGTGGCCAGCTCGTCGACCGCCCGGATCACACCATGTGCCTCTTCACTCATCACCTTGAGTGTCCAGTCGCAAAACATTTCGCCCTTCTTGCTCAAGCCGGTGCGCGCAAGCTCGATCGTCTGCGGCCGGCTGAGCCACGAGATCGACGCATATTCAGGATCGATCAGGAACACGCTGCTGGTGTTCGCCGCCGTTGTCGGCTGCAACCGGTTCGAGACCATTTCCAAAACGATCCCGAAATCGGTCACGAAAACATTCACCGCGCCGGTGGCCACCGCCGCGCTGCGTTTCTCGCGGACATCACTCGTTAGCGTGGCAATCTGAGGACTGACGGAGAACATGTAGGCAGATAGCTTGCGAATCACTGCAGGCCGGCCCATCAGCACACTCGGGTTGCCACCCTGCTCGTACACGGACTGCGCCACGTTGCGGATGGCCGTTTCGCTCAGCGCGCGGGCCGTACCCGGGTTGGCGATGTTCACCAGTCCCGACCCAGCCTGAAACCCGCCATTGCCACCGGTGGCGCCGTTGTTGGTGTTGGTGGTCAGCCAGGCGTCGAGCCCGGCGCTCTTGCCAGGCACTGCACCATCATCGGCCACGCTGGCCTGATTCAGCAGCGCGATCGCATCCACATCGCGCCTGAGTTCCTGCTGCCGCATTATCACCTGGTAGGCATAGGCATCGCCGATATTGATCGTTTTGCCGTCACGCGCCCGCTCCGACGCGCTTACCACCTTGACCGAGATTTGGCTGTGGTTGCCGACCCGCGTGCCGAGTTTGTTGTTATCGCTCGGCGCATCGGAGCCATCGACGACCGCGTTGGCCGTGTTCGGTGCGTTCAATTTGTCCTTGGTCCATTCCGCGTATTCGTTGCCGTGCGAGTCGTCGCCCAGCAGATCCTGCACCGGCAGTGGAATGGCGGAGATGTCCCAGATCTTCGCCATCACATCCTCGGGAACGAGACCACCCCGCGGCGCTGCCTTGAGCGCCGTATGAGTCACGAGTGCCATGTCAACCCCTTGAGATCAGGTTGGCAACCCGCTGCGCAGTGAAGGCCCGTTTGCTCTCGCCACGCCGCTGGTTGCGGGAATCGGCCGCCGTGCGACTGGTCTCGGGCTTGAGCTGCTTGTCACTCCCAGGCTCGACCCGGCGCGCAGCGGCCTTGGCTGCGTCGATACGGGCCAGCGTATGGGCATAGTCCTGCAACAGCAGGATCTGGCGATGATCCATGATCGCGGCCATCTCGGCTGTGGTGAATCCGTAGCGTTGGGCTAGTTTCACCATCTCCGCGCGCTCGGCCGCGCTGTATTTCGGATCTCGCCACTGCGGCCGTGCCTTGAGCAGCAGATCGGCCTCGCGTGACCTGGTTTCCTGATGCTGCGCCTCGACTCTGCGCAGCAGCTCGGGCGGGAGGGAGCCCTGCGGGAAGGCATCGACAATCGCCATGATGCGGCGGTGTCCGTCGATCTGTTCCAGCTCGGTCAGCTCCTTGCGCTGCTCGAACTCTAGGCGGTCACTGCCCAGCCTGGCAAGCTCGGGCAGCTTGGCCTTCATCTCGCCAAGTGTCATCACATCCGGCCCGACCCGCACCTCGATCTGGTTCAATTGACCCTTGGTTAGGCCTGCCGCCTTACCAACATCGTCGATCGAAGCCCTAACATCGGTGTCCCCTAGCGAATCTTCATCATGGTCACCATCCTCGCCGCCATCGGCTTCATCGCCTGCCTGCCCCTCATCCTGTGGGCCATCATCGGCCTCGTGGCGCTGATACCGATGCTGCCGACTCTCCTCGCGGGAATCATCCTGCTGCCCTTCTTCGGCGTCCTCGCCCTCTGGGATCGGCTCACGCGGCGATTCCGCAAGCAGCGCGGCCACCTGGTCGGTTAAGGTCTTCACGCCCGGGCGCCGCGGTGGTGCCCGATTGGGCGCAGGCGCAGGTTCAGCCTGTCCCGTTGATGTTGCTTGGCTTGCGCTCCTCTGTGCGCGCATGCCCCTGCCCGCGGTATCTGCGTCCATCGATCACCTCTGCCTTGTCGGCCAGTTCGTTTTCCAGTGCCAGCATCAGCGCCATGGCGCCCCGCAGATCGCCGGCAGCGTCGGCCGCCGCCATCAAGGGGTCTTCAGCCACGAGAACCCGCTGCACCAGCACGCGTACCCACCACCCGCGCAGCAACGGCCACACCGGCCCGCGAATGATGCGATCCAGTTCGGTCGCCCACTGCTTGTCGGTCAGCTCAGCCATTCAGCGGCCCCGCTGCGCCATTCGGCTGCATCCCCGGCTGCGGAGCCGGGGCACCGGCTTCGACCGCCATCTGCGCCTGCCCGGCGGCCGCCATCGCGCCCCCTTCGGCCGCCTGCGCACCCTGCTCGAGCGGGATGGCCGACATCGTCAGCTTGGCCTCCTCGATACGCGCCTTGACCATCGTGTCGATCAGATCGGTAAAGGCCTTGATGTCGGTTTTGTACTTGTCGAGCATCAGCGCCGCGCGCATGCCGTCGGCCTGGCTCTGCATGCTGGCTTGCTGCTGCTGCTGCGATCGAGCGGCCGCCTGTTTGGCCTGGTCGCTGCTCGGGTCGATCCAGTAGCGTTCCGGCCCCGGCAGCATTGCCGTGCTGGTCCAGTCGTACACGGTGTTGTAGATCCGGCTTGCATCGGTCAGCGTGCCGGCCATGCCGTTCGTCATCGCCGCCACCTGCTTCTGCAACACGCCGTCAAGCGCCACCATGCGCTTGGCTCGCTGGCTGTCGCTCTGGCCGATCCTGACCCGCACGCCATTGCGTGGCCGCCACTTGCTCGGGTCCACCTGCACCCACTGGCCGTCGACCTTGACATTCAGCGTATCGCCCCATTGGGTGCGTAGCAGGTAGTGCGCGATCTGGAATGCGCTGCGCAGCGCGGTCTCGCCGAAGGTGCGCGCCATGATCGCGGCGAGCTGCTCCTTCACGCTGTACTGCCGCTCGATGCCGGTCGCGGTTTGATTGCTGGCAATTTGCGTGTTGGCGCTCGCCTGCATGTCCAGCGCCGCCCCACCGCGCTCGCTGCGCGCCTTGTCCATGTAGGTCATCAGCGCGTTCATGCTCGGGCCCGCATCGACCACCGGCACCGGCATCAAGGCATTGGGCCCCTTCACGCGAATGATGTCGCTGGTACTGTCCTTGGCGTCAGCAATGTTGGTCAGGCTCTCGTCGACGGCCAGGCGCGGCCGGTTGACTTTGTTGCTGTTCTCGATCCAGTTGCGCAGCGCCCGGGTCTTGACCTCCTGCACCTCGGCGATGCGATCGCACAGGCTCACGCCATCCATGCGATGCGGATACAGCAGCGTATTGCCCACCGCGTAGCAGACCCGGCCCACCGGCTCGGGCTTGCCCAAAATGATCTTGTTCTGCCGGTTGTAATAGACCCGGTAGCGCTTGGCGTCGACGTCATCCTTCGAGCCGGCCAGCATCGGATAGCAGCGCCACACCTCCACCGTCTCGGTGGCCTCCTGCGCCGCCTGGCTGCGCTGGTCGTCGAGTCCATCACCACGCTTGAGGTAAAGATCGTAGCTGGTCGGGTCATGGCGCTTGAGTTCCCGCACCTTGGCCTTGGCGAAGCCCTCGGACACCAAGCGGGAGCGCGTGGTCACGATGCGGTCTGCGACAAAGCGCAGCTTGTTCACATCACGCTCGTTCAGGCTGCTGGTGACGAAGTTCTCACGCTGCACACAGCCGATACATAGCCGCTTCTCGACGTTCACGCGCGTGAACCTGACCCGGTATAGCTGGCCCTGTGCTTCGGTGGTTTCCGCCTCGTCATCGGGCTCGATGCTCAAGCCCTCGATACGCTGGCCAGGCTGAGATGGCGCCACGATCTTCGACACCCCCAGCTCGGGCACCGCTTCCCACTCTTCGGGCTCGGGTGTCTCGGTGCGGTCGATCCAGATCGCCAGCACGCCCGTGCGCAACAGCAGTGCGTCCTTGATCTGTTCGCTCAGGCTCACAAAGCCCCCATCGGCCGCGTAACCCTCCATCAGCATCGCGCGCACGATGCCGGATTCGCGTTGCGCGTCAGGCTCGTCATCCGCACTCACGGCCTCGAACTGAATCCCACCGACATCTTCCAAACTGGGCGCGATCTGCGCATACACGGCCTCCACCATGTCTGCCACATCGAGCGACACGGCCTCGCGGTTTTCGTCCAGCTGCGGGTCATCGTTGGGGGGCAACACGCCCTCGGAGTAGTCGAGCGCCCGCTGCATGCGCCCACCGTCCGCGCTGGTGGCCAGCGAGATCGCCGCATCCAGTTCCTCGCCGCAGATCTTGGCAACTTCGTCGTCGGATTGCATGGCTCATCTCCTGTGGCTCATCACGCGCCGCACCTCGCGCCGCTCGGGCATCACATCGCGCAGGCTTTCGCGCCAGTTCGTCCGCAGTGCCGCGCTCCTGGCCGTGGCATAGGTGCGTAGCCCATCGGCGCAATGACTGGTCCAGTCGTGTTCCGGTTCCTTGCTGAACACCTGGCGGATCTCATCGAACAGGTAGCGGTACTGGCGCATGGCATCAAGCGCGAATTCGCAGCGCTTCCGGTCGAACACCATCATGGGCAGCACGGCACGCGTGGCCTCGATGCCATCGGCCAGCGGCATCTGCGCCGACTTGTCGAAATCCATCCCCAGCTCGCGCGCCACCTCGATCCGGCTGCGCCCGGTGCCGAGCTCGCGGACCTCGATATCATGTGGGGCGATCCAGCGTGTCACGTTGTAGCCCAGCGCGTCGACCTCGCGTTTGACCTGCGGTAGCCCCTTCCCGGTGTACTCCCGGTAGTCGATGGCGCGGATCTGGCCGCCCGCGAAGTGTTCCTGCAGGAACCAGCAGGCGAAGGCGTCACGCATGCCCAGATCCACCGCCACGGTGGTGCCCAATGCCGGGTTGTACGGCACATCGCACACTCTGCCGGTACTCTCGGCCGCGGCGATCTCGCGCCCGTACACCGCGCCCTTTATCACGGCGTCAAACGAGCACTCGAACTCCTGCGCGTATTCCTCCGGGCTCATGTTGGCTTTGGCGATCTCGAGATCGTGCTGCGGGATGGCCTTCGTCACGCTGGCCTTGAGCATGTGCGCCCGCCAGCCAGGCAGACCGTCGCGCGCGGCCACGTAGGCACGCTTGAGCTGGTTCGCGCCCAGCGGGGTGCCGGCCATGATCGCCCAGCCGCCATGGTCCATCAGCGCCGGCAGGATCACTTCCGTGAACAAGCGCGGGTCCATCAGCGCGTATTCGTCGAGTACGGCCCCCATCAGGTACAGCCCGCGCAAGTCGTGAATCCGGTCAGCCCCCAGCAGCAGCAGCCGGCCGCCGTTCGGATAGGTGGCCAGCAGCTCGCTGGCGTTGAATTTCATGCCCGGAATGGGGGCGCTGTACTGCTTGACGTAGTCCCACGCGATCCGTTTTGCCATCTTGTACGTGGGCGCCACATAGGCGAACTGCGGCCGGTGATGTGCATGGGTGCAGGCACCCCGGATGCAGTGGTTCACCAGTCCGACGGTCTTGCCGGCCCGCCGGTGCGCCACCACCACCTGAAAGCGTTCCCGCGCCTCATGAATCGGGCGTTGGTACCAACGTGGTGCATAAGGGATGGTGATGAGGCTCATTTTTCGGGTGCGGGCAGGCTTTCTGCCGCCTCCCAGGTGAATCTGACCGCACCGGCCGCCCCAGAAGGGGTCAAAACGGCCGCAGGCGACGCGATCACCGACAGCCTGGGGGCTAGGTAGGGGGCAAGGTCTCGCGCGCGCTCATGGGCCTTGTCGTAGTCCCCATCCTCGTAAGCCCGCAACATGCACCGCGCCATCACATCCAGCGGGCTCACCCCGGCCAGCGCCATGCGGCGGCGGAAGTTGCGTACATCGTTGCGGGCGCTGGCGATCTTGCGCCGGCTCACCTCATCGGCCAGCGACTCGCCGAACAGATCCACATCGGCCGGAATAGGCAAGCGGGCATGCGCCTGGTCCTCCAGCTCGGCCTGGCGCTCGGCCGCATCGATATCGGCTTCGGTGGCGAGCGGGGTTTCCAGCCAGTCGACGGGGTTCATGCAGCGTATTCCTGCTCGGCCATTTCACAGAACAGCCCGCACGATGGCAGCAGCTCGCCACGATGCGCCGGCCCCACCGGCAGCTCGCGCAGCGCAAAGCGTTGCCCCTTGAGGGGTCCAGATCGGTGCCGAAGGATGTAGGCATCCTCGCCATGCAGCGCGGCTACCTTGTCCTCGGCCTGGGCCAGTCGCTCGAAATGTTCCGGAAAGTCCTCGCGGATAGCACGGAAGTAGCCAAGCCCACCCTTCACGCAGGCGATGCAGTTGGCATTGTCGTAGCCGAGCCGGTACATCAGCGGCAGCTCGATGCCGGCTCGCACCACCATGGCTTTGCAGTCTTCTTTCGTTAGCCCACGCTCGATGAGGGGTGCAATGACCGGCCGGTCAGGCCAGTCGTCGAGCCAATCGTCAAAGCGCCCCTGTTCCTCCGCCGTGTACCCAAGCACCAGAACGTCGCCCGGCTGCTCGAACGTGCGCAATAGCCCACGCTTGATCCGCTGGGTGCAGGCAGCGCCCCTCGGACCCTTGATGTATCCCACCGTCTCGAACACCTTGATCGCGCTCGCCCCGTATCTGGTGTCACGCAAGTTGGTAATTGCCTGGCCAAACCAGCGCTCACAGTCAGCAGCAAAGCGCCGGTTGTCTTCGTGCTCCTCTTCGATAAAGGCATTCACGATCACCACCCGGCTGCCGTACTGGGCCAGTGCAAGCTTTGTGGCCACCGCCGAAGCAGCACCACATGAAAACTGGCACACAACGCGCTCACGCATGGGCAGCATCGAAGCCCTCCAGCGAGGGCTCGAATTGCTGCTGAGCCGTGATAAGTCGGCGCTCGCGAACCCGCATCACATCCAGCTCGCTGCTGAGTTTCTGCAGCTTCTTTTCCATCCTTATGCGCTGCTCCTTCGCGTTGTCGATGTCCTCGTTCAACAGCTCGAACAGCAAGCCATGGCGGTCCAGTCCCATGCGGATCTCCTCAGAAATAGGCCGTGCGGCCATAGCTGCAGCGCGCCAGATCGCCGCGGAATATCCACGGGGGATCAAACGCACATCGGTGGAATGACGCCAGCGCGGCCGGCTCCAGCACGGGGCGCAGCTCGCGGCAGACAAGGCAGCGCCGAAGGGGCAACTCCCGTTGTGCCTGGCGCTTGTGAATCTCGAAAAGACCTGATTGCGGCGACATCCGGGGCTCCCCGGTGGATGTTTGGCTTTCCGCGCCGCAGGGCCGAATTTACGCTCGGCTCAACACGAGTTCAAGGCGTCGAAGGGCTTTACTTAGAACCAAGGGCATTCAGAGTACTGCCCACCTGTGCCCATGCAGCCGCCGCTCGCTTCTTCGCGTGTCGCACCGCAGACGTAGCATTGTTGCCGTTCATAGCGCTGCGTCCGGTCCCGCCAGCGTGCGTAGTCTGCCGCTGTCGCCTCGCGCGTGACCGCATGACAACGGCCGCAGTAGTGCTCCCGTATGTCGGTCGGGTTGTAGCTCACCAGAGAGCAACGGCCGCAAGTGAAGCGCGGTTGATCCGTCATCATCGGCACTCGACGGCCAGGCTGTGGCGCGGCTCGGCCAGCGTGCCACCGTTGCCCGCCGGTATCGCTACCGTGCCGGTGGCCCGATCGATGACCAGATAGCCATTCGGACAGAGCTCGCCGGCCCGGGTATAGCAGGCCGCCAGATTGCTGCCGCACCGCAGCGCATAGGCCGGACGCCCGCTCGGCCCGACAAACTGCTGCGGACTCGTCGAGGCGCAGGCCGTCAACAGCAGCGACGCAAAGATTGCGACGCGCATCAGTAGGGCACCTCCGAAGGGTCGATGCCAAGACTGCGATGGCTGTCGAGCCATTGCGACCCGGCGCAATACGCATCGTTATGCGCCGCTGCCTCGTCGCCCTCGTAGGCGGCCAGCGGGAACACTCCGCCGCCCATCTCAAGCTCGTTGTGAAACACCCTCAGACTCCAACCCCCACCGACCTCTGCAGGGCGGGGTTGAACAAGGAATGAATATTCGTCGGTGATCGCAGGCATCGAGCCTTCTCCTTCTAAAGCGGAAACTGGGGTGGTGAGGGGCGAAGCCCCTGGGGGGAGTGCGCCGTCAGGCGCATTGTTCGAGCCCCCTGGGGGGCTCAATTGAGTTTGCTGGTTCGCTTGACGCGCTCAAGCATTCGGCGTTGCTCGATGGTCGGTTTCGCGAGCTCGGCTGTGGATAACTCGGCGTCGCTATGTATAAGAATTTCTATTATTGAAGAGGGGTTCGAGTTTGGGGTTCGAGTTCCCGACCCTACCCCCTCGGAACCCGCATCAACACTGGGTTTGCGACTATCCACAGGGGTTCGAGTTAGGGGTTCGAGTTTCGGGTTTGGACGCACTGATTCATAGCGAGGCACGACAGCAAAAAAAAGCAAGGCGGCATTCATGCTCGCGCGCTTGTCGCGGGCCACGATCAAGCGCGCTTCGAGCTGCCGCACGGCTTTCTTGATGGCCTGGATATCGGGGGCGAACAGCCGGGGACCGCTGCGTGGTTGGATCGGTGCGAGCATCGACGCGAGCACGGCATAGCTCACCTGGCCATGGCCGGTCGCGTGGTCTGCGTGTTGAAGTAGCGCCGTGAACAGGCTCACCATCCACGATGGCAGCGAGCGTAGGACCTCCATCTCATGCATGTGCAGGATCAAGAAGGCTCCCTGTGCCTTGCGTAAGGCGATGGCGGCCCTTTTCATGGCCGCCCCATCTTGGTGTAATATGCATCCCACATCGGCAGTGCGTCCCACGAAAATGGACTGTCGGTAACGGCCCCGGGTGCTTGCAACACTTCGGGGCCATTTCTTTGGTGCACGCAGAATACCATAGCGCCGCCCTATCCACCGAGTTCGCGCAACTCGATGTAGCCCGCAGCCAGCACCTCCAGCTCCTCCAAGGGCATCATGGTGGTCTCCTTGGTGGTATCGCCTGGGATCACCCATACGGCCTTTTCGCCGCGGTTGTGTAGCGTCACCCTCACCTCGGCCGGTCCCGTGCCCTGACGGCCCTTGTGCCGCCCTGCCATCGCCGTCAGCAATGCCTTGGCCATGTGGGTGATGGCCGTCAACCCCTGCTCGATGCTTTCCAGCATCCCGGGCTTGTCGCCAATGATCCACACATCGCTATCGGGCTTGTCGAGATCGAGTGGCGTTTCGGGCTCCAGCACCACCACCCAGCCGCCCTCGTCTTCGCTGCAGATCGGCAGCGAGTTCGTGCCCGTGTTGGTCAGGGTCATCCGCATATCAGCGCCTCTGTCGTGGTGGAGTGAGCAAACGTGGGTCGACCTTTTTCGGGTCGGCGGCGATGGCATCGGCGATCTTGTCTGCACCGGCGCCCGTCGCCGCCTCGATCGAATGCGCCGGCGCCAGCACCATGACCTTGCCGCCCTTTTCGCAGATCACGCCGGCACTCGTGATGCGGCAGGCACCTTCCACCACCACGCACGCGGCGAGCTGGATCAACAGAATCAGCGCCCACGCGATCAGCAGCACGCGGATATATAGCCACATCAAGGCCCCCCGCCGCCCAGGCGGCCGGCCCACCGGCCCACCTCGACGGCCGTTCCGCCACTGATCGGCGCACGCATCGCCTCGATGGTCCGCATCATCGTGCTCGCCGCTTGCGGGCTCATGCTGGCATAGCTGCGCGCCAGCGGGCTGGCCGTGAATCGCTTCCCGATGGCTCCAACTCCAGCCACCGCCGAGGGCAACGTGCCGCCCGAGTTCAGCCAGTTGCCGAAGGCATTGCGCACCCCGGTCGGTGGTAGCAGTGGCTTGCCGATCTGGCTGCCCTTGAAGCGCAGCGCATCGTAGAAGTCGCCCAATGCATCCTCGCCGAGCCGGCCAGTGCCT